CATCGCTTTGAGTCGGTGGCGAACATCGAGTTCGATACGGATTCGAATCTCCTTGAGACCATTGCCGGACTTCAGGATACTCAGGTCGGTTCTACGATCGACGTTACCGCCGACTCGAATATCACCATCATTGGCTCGAGAATCGATCTGAACCCATAGGAGCAAAGGAATGCATCTAAAGGGTACCTATGTTGTAAGAATCGACGATGAGTTGGTAACATACACCGATATCGATGATATTCCAAATGAATTTGACAATCTGATACAGTTTGATCCAGAAATACCCGAGGGTCCACACACCGACGAAGAACACGAGATGCTTGAGTCACTGAATGGTATTCTTCATGATCTGCTGAAAAGAGAGATGCGGTAATGAGTAGAATATCGTTCTCACCGTCGTTCGAGTCTCAGTTCGATTTGACGAAGTTTGTGAACGGTACGTTTACACGAGGAGTCCAATTCACACAGACGGCAACCGTATCGATTCAGCAGACAGAGATGGAGAGCTTTTCGCTCATTGAGATCACCGATGTAAATCTTCTCGGTGATCCGGACACCGTCGGTGTAACCATCGATGATGAGAATATTATTTTTGACGGGACATACGTGAGTGGATGGGATGATCTATTTACATTCGTTCCACCAGGAGAGAGTAATAAGACTACCGATCCTACGACGGTTGTCGGTGCCGCGGATCTTCCGAGCGGTCAGGATCTTTTTGATCTTGATCAGGATCAGAAACATTTTATTTTTCGAGAGTATGAGGTGACCGTCGACTACCAGAACGACACGACATCAGAGATCATCACAGAGACCGGAATACTCGTACACGAGGTATTCAACGATCTCGAGGCGATACGAGCATTCATGGCAAACTACGATTACGGAAAGGGATAGTACGATGCCGGCAGTTACAAGAATAGGAGACGCCGAGGTACCACATTGTTCAGGCATGGTTCGAGCGCAGGGTTCGGGTAATGTTTTTGTCAACGGTATTGCGGCATCAAGGCAGGGCGACAGCAACACGGTACATCTTCTTCCTGGGACACCGTGTCCTGCCCACTCGACTGTGATATCATCCGGCTCTTCGACCGTGTTCGTCAATTCGAGACAGGTGGGACGTATCGGTGATCCGACATGCACGAGTGTTGCGGCAGGATCACCAAATGTATTTGCAGGTGGGTAGGAACGTATGAGCATATTTGATACACTGTGCGGTGAATCCGGTGTCGTCAATCAGATCACCGAGACTCAGGATAAGATTCGCGAGGCAACCACTGCCGGCAAGAACGCGATCACTCAGGTAAAACGATTCGCGAACGATGTCGATAATCTGCAGGATGCGATACAGAATCAACCGGGTGTGGTCGAGAGAAGACTTCAGGAGGACATTAAGAACCTTCTGACGCGCGAGGCACTCGCAAACCCTACGGGTACCATCGCGCAGTTGCTTGAAATTCGAGCGGCCTATCAGGCAGCAGGACCCGCGATTGATCGTGTTATCGAGAACGTACAGCAGTTCATTCGTGATCCACTGAACACGCCCCTCTTTCTCTGTGAGGATATTCCAAACATCGTTAAGGTCGGTGAAGAGGTACGCGAACTCGCATCGCCATCCGTGGTTCCCGATGGACCCGTCGAGCCCGGGGACAAGGAGGACTTCGTCAAAAACATTGGCCTCTCTGACTTTGAGGTCATTCCAAGGTTTCCGACTCGTTCCATATCGGAGGCAGTCGATGCGGCGGGCAGATTCTCCGGTCAGCCAACGGTAGGATCCGCGCATGAGGCGGCAATATCACAGTGATGAGTTATAAATAACTGTATGCCAACAGAACAAAACATAGTTGCCAGAGAAAGAACCTATACGGATGTCGATTTTTCGTTTCGTGCGAATCCTGTAACTGGTGATATCGGTCTTAAGAGAGACGATCGGGCAATCAAACAATCGGTATTGAACATCCTTCTTACCAAGAGAGGTGAGAAACCATTTGACCCAACGTTTGGATCAAACATTACTGCCCAGTTGTTTGAGAACTTTGACCCGATTGTTGAGACGCTTCTTGATGAGGAAATTCGTTCGTCACTTCGAAACCATGAACCAAGAATTCGGGTTCTGAATGTAACGGTTGATGGATCACCGGAAAGAAACCAATTAGACGTGTCTGTTGAATTTGAGATACAGTCACCAGAATCGCCGATCACGACGGTGAACTTTTCGATAGAGAGACTGAGATGACAGATTCAAAAAAGCTAGATGTCAGGGATATTGACTTCGATTCAATCCGATCAAACCTAAGAGAGTTCCTTCGTTCACAGGATACTCTTCAGGACTATGATTTTGATGGATCGGCCATATCGTCGTTCATTGACCTTCTTGCGTATGCAACTCATTACAATGCGGTAAACGCAAACATTGGTCTGAACGAGACGTTTCTTGATACGGCTCAGTTTCGTGGATCGGTCGTCGGCAGAGCCAGAGAGAAGAGTTATACCCCGCAGTCGGCCCGTGCACCCGTCGCGTTTCTTGATGTTACGGTAACGAATGCCGGACCCGATGATCTTCTTACGATTCCTCGTGGTCATCGCTTCAAGTCAAAGATCAATAATACATCATACACATTCATTGCGACCGATGACTTTACGACAACGGGTTCTACATTTACCGATGTTCGAGTTGCCCAGGCCGAGTTAAAGACCGCCGAATATATCTTTGACAGGGATTCCGCCGAAAAGTTTCTTATTCCGGACGAAAACGTCGACACCAGTACGGTTCGAGTCGAGGTATTCGATTCGCCCGGATCGACGACCAGTCAGATCTATGTTCCAATTAAGACTCTTATTGATATTGATTCACAGAGCAACGGGTACTTTCTTAGTGAGAATCCCGAGGGTCTTTTTGAAATCTCGTTCGGCGATGGCGTTGTAGGGACTCAGCCATCGAATGGAAGTCTTGTAAGAATAGAGTACGGAACGACAAAAAAGGGTGCGGCAAACGGTGCTCGTGTCTTTAGTATGGTCGATCCGATCGATTCATTTACAGAGGTCTCTATTGCAACCGCACAGTCCGCAAGAGGTGGCTCCGAACGAGAAACAATAGAGTCGATCAAACAGAACGCGCCTCTTACGTTCGTCTCTCAGAACAGAGGTGTTACACCCCAGGATTTTGAGGCCATCATTCGTGAGAATTTTGCGAATCTTGATTCCGTGAAGGCATGGGGTGGAGAAAACAACGATCCGCCGGTATACGGAAAGGTATTCATTTCGATCAAGCCACAGAACGCAGAGATTCTCACGACTCAGGAAAAGTCTCAGATCCTCGAGGATATTATCGAACCTAAGTCCGTCGTCACGATTACGCCAGAGATCATTGATCCAGAGTTTACGTTTATTGGTCTGGATGTATTCTTCAAGTTCGATCCTACGCGGACATCACTGTCACGTAAAGAAATCGAGACTGCGGTCAAAAATGCCGTCCTTAATTTTAACGAATCCGAGCTTAATCGGTTCTCAAAGGTTTTTCGGCATTCATCACTCCTTTCTGTAATCGACAACGCCGAGGCATCGGTACTTAACTCAACCGCAAGAGTGTTCGTCAAGAAAAGATTCGTTCCTATTCTTGATACACCGAACAGATACGTTCTTAACTTTTCGGGTGATCTTGTTCAGGCCGTATCCGATCGCCGAGTGATCGTGTCGTCGTCACCCTTCTTGTTCAACGGTCTGAGCTCTCGATTCAAGGACGTGCCGGACCCGAACAGAAAAAACAGGAGAATTGTTCAGGTCGTGACGGGTGACGGTCCCAATGAGGTCGTTCTTAAATCAAATACAGGATTCATTGAGGGTCCTCGGATCGTCATCGAGAATTTTACCATTGCAAGTTTTCAGGGAGCATTTATAGAAATTGCAGCCGTGCCGGCATCCAACGATATCGCGCCACGACTCAACAATATTCTCACGATTGATCCAAACGACCTGTCGGTCGTGGGTGACGTCGATACTATTGTTGCGGGTCGTGACTTTTCTGGCGTAGATTACAATACGACACCGCGGAATGCGTAAGAACTTATCCCCACATATATCGGCCCTTCTTGATGAGTTCGTTCCCGATCACATTCGGGAGAACCATCCTGAGTTCGTTAATTTTGTTCAGGCGTACTTTGACTATCTTGAAGAGTCAAACCTTAGTGCGTATTACCAGAATACCCTACCTCAGCAGCGTGACATTCAGACACAGGACAGAGAATTTCTTTCAAAGATCGAGAAAGAAATAGGTCTGTTCGTTCCTCAGAAGTATAAAGCAAAACCCGCGGTCTTCTATGATCGAATCGCCGACCTTTGGAGATCAAAGGGATCCGAGGAGGCAATTAAGACCTTCTTTCGGTTGTTTCTTAATGACTCGGTCGAGATCTTTTATCCCTTTGAGCAGGTACTAAAACCCTCGGATGGTCGATGGATCGTAGAGGATAAGCTTCGTGTTGTGATGATTTCCGGTGATGCAAACGATTTCACCGGAAAGACGATTCAGCAGCTAGGGTCCGATGCAACCGCAAGGGTCGACCGTGTCGAAAGACGTGTGTACTCCGATGGTATCATTCACGAGCTCACTCTTGTAAAGGGAACACAGACCGATGAGTTTGATCCTAAGGAAGAGATTATTGCTCCTGGTGGTCTGAGGGCAGAGATATATCGATCGCTCGCGGATATTCAGATCCTTACCGGTGGTACGGGGTATAAGATCGGTGATCGAATTCGTGTCGATGGATTCGAAGGTTTTACATTTACCGCATTTGTTTCCGGTGTCGACGAGAATGGATCGATCACCGCGACAAGAATCTCTAACTATGGCGCCGGTAATACTCCTGATCTAGTTCTTAATTCAGAGAATCCTCCCGAGTTTTTCTTTGAGGATTTTCTCCTCTATCGTACGTCCGATGGCGTTCTTGTAGGTCCGTCAGAGTTCATCGGCAATATTACTGCATTCCTTCGAGACACTCGGATTCAACTTCCTGTGATAGACCAGGAAGTCATTATCGAGGGTAGGATCGAGCAGACGGTAATTCCTCTCGATGATCTAAAACTTGTAATAAGTGGTCGAACAATCGATACGCAGATTCCCGTCGACATTACTTTCTCTGCGCCGATATTTAATATCGAGACCGAGAACGGACAGGGTGCTAAATTTCTTCTGTCGTTTGGTTCTGTCGTTACAACACCGGGGTCCTATGAGGGTGTTCGTGGTCAGTTGTCCGAGTCGATCGTTCTTCAGGATTCTAAGTTCTTTCAGAAATTCTCGTACGAGATTACGACCAATCACTCGACGCGCAAATGGATCGATGCGCTCAAGAGATCGGTCCATCCTGGTGGGACCGAGGTATTCGGTAACATACGAATCAATGAGATTCTTGACGGCAAGATCAAGGACTCTCTTGTATATGTTGCAACGACCGATCCGAGTGAATATATACTCACTGAGCGGCCAAAACTTGAAACGACACCACTTGGTTTTGCACAGGATTATACGATACCCGACCAGGTGTTCTTCTCTGAGGCGTACGTCGGCGAAGAATTCTTTAACGAGCCGTTTGTCGATGCGACAGAATCATCGACACAAGAGTTTAATACAGAAGACGCCGACACGTTTGTTGAACAATAATAGGTTACACCAAAATGGCATCAACACTGTCAAGTAAATTTCCATATCGTAATGCCAAGAAGGTAGTCGAGGCGATACAGGATTTTGAATCCAGCTTTTATATCTTTTATGGCAGGACTCAGCCCTGGGACGACGAGGAAAATCCTCCGGTACCCGTTGACTCACTCGAAACCGAGTATGCCGCATGGCATGATATGACGGCTCTTAAAAAGGCAGACTTTCAGGATGTGATACTTGGTATTCGTCGAATTGACTGGGAATCGGGTAGGGTATACGACGAGTACTCCGATGTGGTCGATCTTGATACAAAGGATTTCTATGTGTATACCGATGATCAAAAGGTATACAAATGCATTTCAAATAACAATGGTGCCGAATCGACAGTAAAACCCACGCATGTGACGAATGAGATTACCGCCAAGACCGACGGATATAAGTGGAAGTATATGTTCAAGCTATCGGACTCACTGGTTCGAAAGTTTTTTGTTCCCGGTTTTCTTCCGGTCACATTTGATCAGACTGTTGTGGATAATGCGACGGTTGGATCCATTGAAAACATCAATGTCCTTTCGGGTGGCGACGGGTATCCTGCCGATCGATCGATCGACTCAGAGGACGCACTTCCCGTTTTTGTTGGTGGTGACGGTGACCAAAACGCATCCGCAGAGGTAACCATATCAACGAATAATGGTGAGGTCACTGGTATTACCGTCACCGATGGAGGTTCGGGTTATCCGTATGCGCCCGAGGACAACATTCCCGTCGCGATTCGTCAGATCGGAACGAACGGTGCAATTCAGAATGCATACGGGCTCGCCGATACCGATGCATCCGGTGAGGTCGTATCCGTAACGCCAGTCATTGGTGGTTCCGGTTACACGACCGGACAGGCATTTGTCGTTCAGTCATCCGCCGAGGGTCTCGCTGAGACGGATTCAAACGGGCAAGTGTTCCGTGCGGAAATCGCAACGGCTCGGTCGGGTAAAAACTTTCGAAAGGGTTTTGCTCGTGTGGTCGCAGAGACTCAGGGAACGGAGGCCGAGGTAAGACCGGTCATTTCTCCTTTTAGAGGACACGGGGCCGCACCCGAGGTCGAGCTGATTGCAAAACACGTTCTTATTAACCTTCGGTTTGCATATGACGAGGGTGACGGTGACTTTACGATTGCAAACAATTTCCGAAGAATAGGACTTATTGTCGATCCCTTTGAGCAGGGCAATTCTACCGAGACGGCATCCGCTCCGACGCTTGATGCAAAACACCGAATTACACTTGATGTATCAAACGCGAATTTTACGGAGGACGACACGATCGTTGGTCTTACCTCCGGTGCGATCGGTCTTCAGGTCGACGTATTCGATGAAAACATTCTTCGAGTAATTCGAGACGACGAAATCTCGAACTCAATCGATTTCCAGGTGGGAGAGGTGATCAAGGGTCTTGACTCAGGGGTTACCGCAACCATCACGAATATCGAACCTCCGGAAGTCGAACAATATTCCGGCAATATATTGTTTATAAATAATCGTGAGGCCATTGATCGCCGTGACGATCAGATCGAATCAATTACATTAGTGATGGAGTATTAACAGAGGAATTCCATGGCAGACTTTAATACCGAGCCATATTTCGACGATTTTGATGAAGCAAAAAAGTTCCTCAAGGTACTGTTTCGTCCAGGATACGCTGTACAAACTCGTGAATTAAACCAGGCTCAGACAATCCTTTCCGACCAGATAGCAAAATTTGGTCAGCATATTTTTAAGGAAGGCTCAGTCGTCATTCCTGGTGAGCTTTCAGTTCTTAGGAAGCCATACATCAAGGTCGCGCCAACGATCAAATCGATCACAACGATTGATGGGGTCGAACAGGATCCCGTTGAAATTTCAGCCGGACCACAGACGGTTGCGGCCGCTCGGCAGATTCTTGGTCGTAAAATGCGAGGTATTGGAGCGCCAGGTTCCGATCCCAGCACACACGGTGTTAAGGCATCCGCTCAGCTCTATCAGGAGCGTGACGCCGACAATGATATTCCGCAGGGCTTTATTGTATACTATACCTCTGAGGCCGATAACAACGAAAAGAAGATCTTTGACCCTCAGGAGCGTGTTCGTATTCTTATCGATGAAACGGATGAGAATAATTTTACTGAATACGAACTGTCCCTTCTTCCATCGATCGACGAGCCCACCGGACTTGGTTCTACCGCTGAGCTTCAGCGAGGCATTTATTTTCTTCGTGGATTCTTTGTTCTGGTCGATGACGACGCAATTATTGTCGATGCATACTCAACGGAGACACCCGCGTCCGTAGGATTTCGTATCTCGAACGATCTGGTTACACCCGAAGACGATCCTACTCTTAACGATAACGCAACTGGAACGTTTAACTTTGCCGCACCGGGTGCACACCGGTACAGGATCGATGCTCAACTCACTCGAAAGTTCCTGTCGTTTACTACCGACGCCGAGGGTAACGAAACACTCGATCCGATCAACGATTCGGATTATATCGAGGTTACACAGTTCCAGAACGGCATCGAGCAGGAACACGTGGTTCGTACGGAGTACTCTGAGTTTGAGAAGGCGATCGCCAGAAGAACGTTTGATCAGGCAGGCAACTACTCGGTTCGTCCCTTCCGTGTCGAAGTAAAGGAAAAGAGATCGAACAATCGCGGCCAATGGAAACAGGGACGATTCTATCTTCAGGGCGATGTTGTCGTCGATAACGGTAACTTTTACGTTGCACAGCGCGACGGTACGTCCGGACCCAATTCACCCTCATCGGTTATTGGTACCAGTGTACAGAATGCCGCCGATGGTTCACTCGACTCAAACGTCGTGTGGTCCTTCGAGATCGATCCAAAATTTAATGGCGGTGATACCACAGAGCTCGATCAGAACGAGCAGGGGGCAAGGTCCCAGGAGGCTAAGTTAACCGCCATCGTTGAACCCGGTCTTGCATATGTGCGAGGTCGCGAGGTTGAAACCGTTGCTCCAGAACGTATTGATATCGACAAGGGTCGTGCATCCGCAATCAAAGCGAATGATTCACTTGGCTCACGTCTCGGTAACTTTGTTCGAGTCTCGAACATCAATGGTATTCCTGATATTCAGTCACTCGCCGCGGTCGAACTCCGAGACGTTGTCGCCGCGGACGACGGTGACGGAACGACCGTCGGTACCGCCAGGATTCGAAACGTCGAGAATCTTGGAAATGAGTATCGAATCTATCTGTTCGATCTTAATGTCGAGTCGAGTGTAAACTTTAATCGTGACGTCAAACAAATTCGAAACAATGATTTTAACGCCGATGTGGTCAATGTAAATTCATCGGATAATCAAGGGTCCGTCACATCATCGGGCACGACTGTTACCGGTGTTGGAACTCGATTTACAACGGCGCTTAGTGTAAACGACTACATCGAGGTCTCCGGTGACTTTTTCCGAGTCACGTCAGTAAATACTGATCGAGAGATCGAGGTCTCTCCTTCTCCGAGTCCATCGTTTGACGGAGAGGCATACCGCGTCGTTCGTACTCGAATCAACGATCCTAAGGAACAGCTGACCGTCTATCCGATGTTCTATGATGCGATTAAGACGGTCAAGAACGAACAGGGTATCTCAGACGTTCGGTACACTGTTGTACAGAAATTTGCCGACGTATCATCGACCGGCGGCGCCCTTACTATCTCAAGAACTTCCGCGACCAACTCCGGTGGATCGGGTATCGGTACGCGGTTTTCGACATCAATTCTACCTCGTGACATTCTTGTTACCGAGGACTCGAGTGATATCATTCCCCTTGACGGAAGCCCGGCGTCTCTTGGGCAGGTAACGACCGACTCGGTTACCGTGAACGGTCTTCCGGACGGAACCTACACCGTTTTTGCTCCGGTGGTTAAAGAGGACCCACAGCGGTCAAAGGAAAAAACCAAGACGCTGGAGGTCGAACAGCTCGATGTAACCGATCTTGATGATCTAAAGAAACGTCGAGTTCGCCTGAATAAGGCAGACGTGTTTAGAATCGTTCGAGTCACAATGTCATCGTCCGCAAGTGGATCGACGTACGACCCGACCGGTGAAATGGATATTACCGATCACTTTGATCTTGATAACGGTCAGAGGGATACTCACTACGCGCTCGGATCACTCGTTCGCAAGCCGGAGTTTCCGGCACCCAGCGGCTTCATTCGCATTAACTTCGAATATTTTTCGCATGGGTCGACCGGCGATTACTTCTCGATCGATTCGTATCCCGTCCCAGATAAGGACATTCCAGAATACGAGACCGATGACGGTATCATTCCTCTGAGAAATGCCCTTGATTTTCGTCCTATTATTAACGACGCGGGAACGGGATTTACTAGCACGGGTGGCTCGATCTCACTCCCGCCAAAACCTGGCACCGAGCTGACAGCAACCTATCAGTACTTCAAGGGACGGCGCGACCGAATTGCAATCAACGACAAGGGTGATATTGTTGATGCAAGAGGTACTCCATCGTTGTCACCAAACCTTCCTGAGCCAATCAAGAATACGATGGATATCGTAACCCTTGAGATACCACCGTTTACTTTTTCTCCCGATGACGTTCGAGTCGAAAAGGTTGACAATCGTCGGTATACGATGCGTGATATCGGCGATCTCGAACGTCGCATCGACAGGCTCGAGTACTACACATCACTGAATCTTCTTGAACAGAAGGCCTCGTCGATCGAGATTCCTGATGACGAGGATCCAAGATTTAATCGATTCAAGAACGGTTTTATCGCCGATAATTTCTCAGGTCACTCGACCGCTGATACAAAGGCCCCGGACTATCGTGCAGCGATCGACATGGACGAGCAGGAACTCTGCCCGACGGTCTTTTCCGATAACGTAGAACTCGTTGAATCGGTTTCGCGTGACAATGAAAGATCCTCTGCCGGTTACCAGGTTACGGGTGATGTCATTACACTCCCATACACTCAAACGACCTATGTGAATCAGCCGTTTGCGACTACCGTATCAAATATCAACCCGTATGCCGTCTTTACATTCATCGGTGCAGTATCACTAAACCCATTCTCGGATCAGTGGTTCGAGACGGAGACCGTACCTGCGATTGTGAACGACGTCGAGGGTAACTTTAACGCGGTTCGTGACGAGGCAAACGAGGCGGGTATTCTTGGTACCGTATGGAATAACTGGCAGACTCAGTGGACGGGTACTCGAACCACATCGGAAAGAGTTGCCGGTAGACACGGTCGTCGAATTCGTAGAATCACAGACACACGCGAGGAACGGACGGGTATTCAGACCGAGGTCCGTGCAACATTTTCTCGTGAGGTTGTCGACGAGCGCGTTGTGTCGACATCGGCGATTCCGTTCATTCGTGCTCGGAGTGTATCATTCCTTGCTCGAAACCTGAAGCTTGGTACACGGATCTTCCCTTACTTTGATGGTGTTGATGTATCGGAGTTCGTGACACCGGCGGCTCGGTTGTCGTACACCGAGATATCCAGTGAAGGCTCGATCTTTGATTTCGAGACCAATTCGGGTGCAAACGCCGATGAAGCCGCCCGACGGATCGACGGAGACACTGAGACGCATCTGAATAAGGGCGATGTCGTATTCGTTTCTCGTCGTGGTGCCACAACATTTGCGACTCCCGAGGCTTCTCCTTGTACCGCAATCTGTACTCTCCAGGAGGTTCAGCCCGGAGGTGATCGGTCGATTCTTCTCCTTAATGCATCTGGTAACTTCCAGGTTGGCGATGAGATCACTGGTACCCTTTCGGGCTCGAAGGGAATCGTCTCTGAGTGGTCACCGACGGAAGAGGGNGATCCTCTCATCACGAACTTTGGTGGTGACGTTTCCGGTGTATTCAGAATTCCAAACACGGATGATCTAAGGTTCCGCACCGGTGAGCGCGAGTTCAAACTTATTGACAACTCGAACAATAATGATTTCGAGGCAACCACTCGCGGCCGTGCAACATACGACGCGGAGGGGACACTTCGCAGAACCCAGCAGACCATTAACTCTGTTCGTAACGGAGAGGTCGTTCGAGAAAGAGTGGACGACGCAAGAACTCGGTCCGAGGTGAATAGGACGACATGGGTCGATCCAATCGCGCAGACGTTTCTTGTCGAGGAAACTGGCGGTATATTCATCACGTCGCTTGACATATTCTTTGCGTCAATTGATCCGTCAATTCCGGTAAGACTTCAGATTCGAAACACTATAAACGGGTATCCCGGTCAGTCTGTGTTGCCGTTCAGTGACATCGTCCTCACGCCGTTTCAGATTCGTGAGGGACAGGATCCAGGATTCGGTATATCGTCAAGAGTCGTCGATCTTTCTGGTGTCGAGGATGCACCGATCACCGTGGGTCTTGCTCCGGATACACCAACAAGATTTAAGTTCGATTCACCCGTTTATCTTGAGGAGGATGTCGAGTACTGCTTTGTGCTTTTGTCCGACTCGGATAACTACAACGTATGGGTATCGGATATCGGTGGTGTCGATGAGTTTACTGTGCAGGGTGAACAGAACCAAGTAACCGAACAGCCGTATCTTGGTTCGTTCTTCAAGTCTCAGAACGCATCGACCTGGACTCCGGACCAGAATCGTGATATTAAGTTCCGACTTAATCGAGCTAAGTTCCAGAATATCACAGCTAGAATCACTGGACCGGACGGTCGTCAGGAATCGATTAATACCGAGGATCTGAACCCTGGCGGTATCGCCACGTTCCATAACACAAGGCTTAAGACAACCGAGCTTGGTCGTAATCCGCTGTCAACACGATTCGGTTCACAGTACGTTCGAATCATTCACTCGAATCATGGATTCACGATCTCCGACTCGAAGGTTACTCTGTCCGGATTTGAGCCGGGTGTGTACGCGGGAATTAATGCGGTCGAACTCAACCGTACTCATGACATCGTTCATGTGTCGCACGACTCGTACGTCATTAAGGTTCCAACCCCGGCGAACGACACAGCACGAACCGGTGGGTCCGGTGTCCGGGCAACAAGAAACGTCCAGTTTGACGGTGTTCAGCCGGTGATTCCTGTTCAGTCATTCCCTGAAACTCGTGTCGATTATATCGCTCGTACCGTATCAGGTCAGACGGTCTTTGGATCCGAGACACCATACATTCGGGATATTACTGGCGAAGAGATCAACGCGAACGAGAATAATTACTTTGATTCACCTCGACTGATTGCATCGGACGACAACGAGGTTGTTATCGGCGGTGACAGTGTTAAATCGTTCGTAATTGATGCTCGTTTGTTTACGACTCGTGATAACCTGTCGCCGGTAATCGACACGTCACGGCTGTCACTCATTACTTTCCAAAACAGAGTATCGAATCCTACGCTTAATAAGTCTGTGTTCGTTCCAACCGATTCATCGGAGCAGCAGCAGGATGGTACGGTATTCGATCGTGTTGGTATTGTATCGAGTGACTCATCGAACATTGCCTTCGAGGGTAATCGGATAGTTACAACGAACAGTTCGGTGCAGGCACTGTTCGAGGATCTTCAGGTCGGACACGTCCTTCAGGTCACCAACGCGAATGATTCTGATAATGACGGTAACTACACCATCATAAATATCAGTGATGACGGATCGACTATTACCGTTGATCGTGACTTCTCCTCCGATGAGGATCCTGCCGGAGCATCGGTCGGTGGTGTCAACCTTCGGTATTTTAATAACTTTATCGACGAGGTGTCACCGTCCTCCGGTACGACGGCCGCGAAATATATGACTCGACGGATTGATCTCTCGGGTGCCGCGGCAAACTCGACTGCTCTTGATATTCGATTCGCCGCCGATGTTCCGACCGGTTCGGCAGTTGACGTATACTATAAGACTAAGCTGTCGGCCAACGATAGAAGCTTTAGAAGTATTACATGGGAGAAGGCGGGTACCGTATCCTCCACCAATGTTGACGGATTTTCTGATCAGGAATTCGAGGTCACGAATATTTCAGCATTTGATGTTGTTGCGGTAAAGCTTGTGATGCGTGCGGATTCGTCCGTCGATGTACCTTTGATTAAAGATCTGATCGTGATTGCAAATGCCTGATAATAATTTAAGTAAGATAGAAAACGAACCGAATCTGAGAAAGGATCCTCGGACCGGGGTCGTTGTGAATGTTTCATCTGATGAATATAATAAATACATCAAGAGAAAACAAATTGTGAAGAGTGAAAACGAAAAAATCAACAAGGTCGAGAACGAACTCGCCGAGGTAAAGGATCTTTTAAGATCCGTGTTGGATAAGCTGAGCAATGACTGATATTATTACGGATACTTTAGATATCAAGGGTACTGTATCGGTTCGTCTTTACTCAAAGGATAACGAGCTGATTCATTCACAGGATTTTAATAATCTTGTTACGACAGCGGGTAAGGAATTTCTAACCAGAAGGCTGGTGTCAGACTCGGAGAAGATCGATTCGATAGAAATTGGAGAAGGGACGACACCCGCCGAGTTGACTGATACAGAACTAGAAGATTCCATTTTGTCAAGAGAAATTCGATTCGAGTCAACGGAAAATAATATCGCATCGTTTATCTCAACGTTTGAGGAAAACGCTCCCGAAACGAATAAGGTTGTAGGAGAGGTCGGTCTTTTAACGGATCAAGATCTTCTTGTTTGTCGAGCGGCTCTTGACACTACCTTTACAAAAAAGACAACAGATTATTTGGTCGTCAACTGGAAAATTCAGATCGGATGATAGAATTCAATGAGTAGTATTAAGTACAGACAAAGTCAATCCGAATTCGAAAGCAATATTCGAATTGAGCAGCTCGGCGGCGAAACGTTTAAGGACGCACCTCTTTCAAACAACGAGGTCGATACCAACTTTGCTAACCTGAATATTGGTAAGGTCGAAAATGATGGCTCGATTCCAATGTCGGGTAACCTTACGACCCCGGGTATCGATGCGTCTCTTGCGGAGGAAGGCTTTCGTCTGTTCAATGAAAACGGCGATCTTGTTCTTACTGCCGGACCAAACAATACAAATGATGTAATCTTTGAGGGCAATATCGATGTCGGCGACCAGGGTTCATTGAACATGAATCTTGGCGGAGGTGACATCACGGCGAATAATATCTTCCTGAACGGTCGGCTTATCGATCAGGCTCTGTCCGAGAAGTTTAACGTATCGAACGTCGGTGATGTTCTTAGAGCAACCGTTATTGATTCACCTATCGTGACTGCCGACAGTACCGTTGGCGCCGGCGAGACTGTGATTACCGTATCATCCGTTGCAAACATTTTTGTCGGTGACTCCGTCGATTCACCCGGTGATGAGATCGCAGAGGACACGGTAATCGAAGAGATCAATGGCAATGAACTTACTCTGTCAAAGCCGCTTGATCTTGAGCTACCCGCCGGTGCAACGATCATCGTCAACGAGGAGAAGACGCTTCTTAAGTTCACCACAATCGTTCGGTTGATCAATGTGGTTGGCGAGTTCGGTGTCGGTGAGACCGTAAGAGGTAATACGTCCGGTCACCAGGGCATCATTCATCGCATCGAGGGTAATAATATCTATGTCATCATGCAGAACGATGATGTAGAGTTCGAAGGATCGGAGTTACTTCAGCAGATCGTGAATGGCGTTCCGACAACATCGATCCAGGGTACCGTTACCGAGGTTGTGAATACGGATACAATTAAGATCGGGCATAAGCTTAAGATCTTTGGAATGCAGGCAACCGATCCGTCCGCCGGAGTAAATGAAGCGTTCACAACACCCGTGTTTACCGTGGTCAAGAAGGGTGAGACCGACACGACCCTTGATACACAGAATTACTACTATTGGACCGCTCAGTTTCGATTTGATAACGGCAAGATCGGCGCGGCATCGGGACCGTCAACGGTGCTCGAGCACAACGTACCGTCTCTGTTTAATGTTGATCGGTTCAATACGCTTTCTGTTGCTCGAACATCGACGGAATACGGTCTCTTGGTCTACCGAGGTGAGACGACAGACATTCAGGGTGCAGAACTCATCGCCGTTCTTGGCCCTCGTGAACTGGGTGACATTACATCATCGATCGCCTTTAATGACCAGGGTACATTTACGCGGACCGAGTGGTCGACAAAGACCGTTGACACGAACGCCTTCTCTGATCTGAGCACCGCAGAATCCAGACTCGATCCTCAGTATGGATCATCCGGTCTGGTGTACTTTCCTTTGACTCCTCCGACAAACGAAGAGATTGATACCGAATCAGTAAATGCAAGGGGTTTTGTAACTTCCACCGTCGAGAGGATTCAGAACAAAAAGACCGTTCGACTCGATGCAAAGCACTTTCATAACGACGGTTTTGTCGAGATCGTGCACGATAATACCGAGGGTCTTCAGGCGGCGATCAACGAGAACCGTGATCTTGCACTAAGAAATATCGTTCTTCCCGATGGCGTATACTTTACATCGAGGCTCGAAATTCCATCAAACTTTGCGCTCATTGGTAACTCAAAGCGAACGGTCATTAAACAGATCCCATGGAATTTTGACTTCTATGATGATTTAAATGAACCCAACAAGCGTGGTGTTATTCTCACGGGGCAGGACGAAGCACCCGAACGTATTACCATTCGGGATCTCACGGTCGATGGTAATATGGTAAATGAGGTCCTATGGCAAGAGGACCAGGCAAACTTTGGTGTCTCACTCGGTAATGCCGCCGATGTAACCTATGATAATATCAATCTTCAGGATACGGTAAGTTCGGGTATATACGCAATCGATAACGAGAGGATTCGCGTTTCGTCCTGTCAGATTCGTAACGGCGGTCTTACCTATAGCGATGACACATCATTTACACCTCTCTTTGGTGCATCATCACGATTCCTGACCATCACCGACAATATTTTTGAGAACTGGTCGTCCGGCGTAAATACTTCTGTCGTTCGTATCGGCACGATTGTATCAAATACGATTCGTAACTGCGGATCGGGTCTCGTGATTTTTGGTTCGGGCAACCTCCTCTCTTCTCCGAACCTTATCATGGGTACGGACGACGAGTTTATTCCGTCGGTCGATAAGCTCGATTCTGACTTTGACTCCGTGAACATTGACATACAGCCGGGTGTCGACTATATCTCACCGGCACTGTTGTATCTTCGTGCCAGTGAACCTCTGTACCTTGCCTCGGTGGATGCTCCCGGAGTACCCGGTTCGGCGGTGGAACTCTCGTCCGATATCCTTGCCCTCACAAAGCTTGATAACGTCGAGTCACTCGCCGATATCGGTGGACCGTTTGACTTCACGAAGAACGCCGCAGGAAACGACATCATTGAGGTGGGTGTGAATGGTAACGAGGGTGAGTTCGGTCGAGAAAACGGTTTCTTCCAGTGGAGAATCATTGCCTCGAACGCCAATGAGTTGCCCTCGTTCTCTGCTCTGAAATCGCAGTATGAGGCAACCAATCCACCGGAGGGCGAAACACTCCTCGGTCTTGCATACAGAGTAAAGGCAACAGAATTCGCATACGTCTCCGAGGACGATAATCGAATTTTTGTCGATGAGATCAAACTGACGGAGGAGGGGTCGGATCAATTCGCTCGATTTGATCTATTCAATCCTGACGAGCAGAACATTTTTGCAATCGGTGATGTTATTCGTTGCTTTAATATCCAGGGTATCACACCTGATATAAATGGTATTGAGATCACGGTAACTGAAAAATTCACCTCGGCGGGAAGCACATACATAAAGGGACAGATTTCGGGATCGGTGAACCTTGGATCAACAACAACGTTTGATACATCAACACAAACAGTCAGACCGTATATCGGTATTCGAAACACATTCGTATTAGCTAAGGGAAGAATCACATAATGTCGAGTCTTACTAATGTAAATAATAACTCATCGGTAGTGGTTGTTGGTCGGACTGCTCCTGTACCGCCGGGTCAGCAGCCAGCGAACAAATCGCTTCCAGTGGTTGTGGCCACCGACCAGCCACCGGTTCCAGTCGAGGAACAGAGTAAGATTGCATCCGAGGTGGCCCTGTCGCTTCTCGGTATTCCGCGGTCCGAGGTCGCGCTTGGTATCTTTGCCGATGTTAATACCTACGACGTAAACCCGTCAGAGTGGTCGGCGACACCAGAACAGAGGCAGACGTTTTCCGCAGGGGATGATCCTGCATACGACGGATTCAATGGACCGCAGGACCATGGGCTGAGTCATATCCCCGAGGAGTCCGGGGCTCTTATCGAGGCTCCGGCGGATAAGACGGCAGTTCTTACATCGAAGCGATTCTTCCGATATCAGCCGGGTCGTGTTTCATCGGCAACATTTGGTGTCAAGAGTTCCATAACTCCTGCGGGTGCGACCGTCAGATTCGTACGTAACCCTGCGATTCGAAAGTATGGTATCTACGATAACTTCGACGGTTACTACTGGGAGACGCGTGGACCCGGTGACGGTGACCACTTTTCCGTTGTGAGGAGAACACAGTCACTCATCGAAGAAAACCCACAGGCATACGGCGACGGTCAGACAGACGACTTTGGTTTTGCAGGAAACGCAGACGCCGGTATTCCGGGTGACCTGGTCATTCTTCGCGACCAGTTGATTATGACCCATGCCGCGATCTATGATCCGTCACTCCTGTTGGACGAGACGCTCCATGAGTTTAATGACATTTCGTCAAATACAATTACGCTCGACGATGCATCGGAACTGAATGTCGGACAGCACGTCATATACCAGACCGAAGACTCCGCAATCTCTGGTCTTACGAATACTCGAATCTATAAGATTCTTTCAAAGTCCGGCAACGATGTGACACTCTCTGAGATTGATAACGATAGCGAGATCGATCTTGGTGCATTGTCCGGGACGCATTTCCTTAAGACTCCGGTTCCGTTTATCTTTCCAGATACGTCGAACAATACGGGTCTTGAAGATGTAATGTTCCCGTACACGCGTGATTTTCTTAACGATGCGGAGTTCACCGATGCACCGCTATTCGGTGCAATCAATACCGCCGAGGCAGAGAACTACACTCATCCCGGAACCTTTGACGGTGACGGTGACTCCAATGCTACCATTATCCAGCAGATTAAAGAGGTCAACTCCGGTGTAAAGGCCGCCGATCTTGACGGAGCAACCCACGATGTTTCGGGTTGGGAAAACTGGATCAAATACAACGTCAAGCCCGAATTCTATAAGGTCTATGAGTTCCGTGTTCCTCGGTCTCGTTTCTCGGGTGATTTTGTTGACGGATCCGGTGAGCGCGAGGTTCTCTTCTCTGATGTTGTCCGTACCGCTGCCGGTGATGATACCACGCAGTTCCCCGGACAGAACGTCAAGACCGAGGCCGATCCTAATGCGAATCTGATTCGCGATTCGATCTGGGACATTGATTTTAACAAGGTCCTCATGAAAAAGATCGAGTTCTCTTGGTACGGTGCCGTCGGTGCTCTGTTCCTTGCGTACGTTCCCGTGTCGAACGGCGAGGCTCGATGGGTCCGCGTTCATCACCTTCGTGCATCAAACCAGCTGAAGGTCTCGTCCCTTGGTAACGCGACGCTTCCTATTACGTATACGATCTATGGTGGTGGATCGACCGAGAGGTTTGGCTACGACAATACTGAGCGGACTCCAAACACAATTCCTGGATCCGGCTCATTCTCTGAGTATATCTCCAAGTACGGTTCGTCGTATTATATCGACGGCGGTGACCGAGGTACGGTTCGTCTGTTCTCTCACTCATCGCAGACCGCATCCGAGGTTCTTGGCGGCAAGTATCGGATCCAGGTCGACGCATCGAACTCGCAGGCATCGGACCCCTTCCTTGTGGTCGATGATTCGGAGCCGTTTGATATTAATCCAGAGGTCTCGGATTTTTATATGCTGGCGTCAGTTTTGTCGGGAGATCCCGTTGACTCTGGTGTTCGTGTTATATGGGTCGATTCGGTCAATAAAAGACTCTATCTGTCGAAGGCACTCTCATCGATTACCGGTACGTCCGTTCAGATGGATGTCCTGGTTGATCGACCGGAAATCGTGTTCGGTGTCGAGACTAAGCAAAATATTATCTCGTCACAGGGCTTTAGTGTTCGAAATCGTGTCCAGGTGTACCCGACTCGTCTGTCTACCGGTGTAACAGGAACGGGAACCTCGTCACTCAAATTGGCAAAGAACCCGATCTTCCAGAACTATGAGATAGATAACTGGACGGGTGATCTTGAACTTGACGAGGACGCTCAGCTGCAACCGGCAGGATTCCCGACCACGCTTACAACCTCGACGACACCTACTGGTCTGTCGGTCGGTGATCAGATCTTTGGTTGGTTCCGTGGTTACTTTGACAACGATCCGAACCAGACACTCTTCCAGGTCTTTGGATTCGTTCGTGTCACTAGTACGGGCTTTACGTTTACGTCTCTTGATACATTCAACGAGACTGTGATTCTTGAGTCCGACTTTCCGTTCCTTCCTGCTTTCAACTATGATAGTGATGGTCAGGTTCTTGATGCATCCACCGATACGTCAGAGTTTGAGATCGAGCGCCTGTCGTCGATTCTTGTGAATCCAGAGCTTCGGACTCCGATCCCTGGTACGGGTTCTCAGATCACAAACTTTTTCTTAGGGACCGGCGGTCAGCAGTTCGATCTGTCACCGTACTTTGACTTTAACAAGGACTATCTGTCATTCCCTCTGACCGATCAGGTTGACAGTCTGTTCCTTACGGTATCGTCTGTGGATAACCACTATGAGATTGATGGTGGCGCACCCACGGGTGATCCTATCGTTCATTCATCCGTTCTTGCAAGTTTGACCTGGGAAGAACAGTAATACAATATGGCATATATTAATACAAGAGCTGAGGAATTTTCGGCTTCGGGATCGAGTGCGATTCGTGTTGCGCGGCTCGCACCTCTTGATCCTTCTGAGACTCTTGATTCGGCGGGCGAGTATCCCTCGGGTACTGTCGATCTGAATCATGCGCTCTCTGTCGGAGATTTTGTTTTTTCGGCATCGAATAAGGGTGTTGACGATAATACCAAGATCGATGATATCATCTCGATTACGAACGAGCTGACCGAGATCGTATTGTCAAAACCTCTGGTCTCCGATATAAATGAGGGTGACTGGCTCACGTTCGATCAGTTTCAAAATGCTACCCTTGGTGGTAAGTTTTCGTTCTCAAAGTTTCCTGTTCCGTCGATCACTGACCAGGTTCCTCTGTTCGATATCGTCACGGGTCAAAGGCTTGTTGATGGATCCGGTATCGGTCTTGTTACTGATACGGAGGTCGCCGTTTCTGAGATCGCTCGTAAGGACAATGCGACGTCCGTTACTTTGCCAGTGGGCCCCGGTGCACCCCCCGTTCCTATCGAGGAAGTATTCCAGGAGCAGTCCGAGACATCGAATACTCTTCTTGGTGTTCCTCGCGGTGAGAGACAGCTGTCACTGTTCTCCGATGTATCGACACTGGGTCTTGACGAAGACGACTGGGAGTTCTTTACTCAGACCGGTGGTAGCAGTCTTGGTGCATGGGAGAGACGAGAGTCCGAGCTGTTCGGGCGTCACTACAACGCGTCGTTCATTGAACAGACAGAGGAACAGGCACTCGAGATCGGTGCATTTCCGGTACCGTATTCATATCCGTTTGGTCCGCGCTGGGCCAACCGAGGACTGTTCGACGAGGGTCGATACAATCAGTATCTCAACTTTATTCGTCTGGGAAATGATCTGTACGATTTCTTTGGCACCACGGAAAATGAGAGTCTGTATGGATCGGACTTCAAGGAACAGTTTCTTGATCGGGAAAAGGTTACGATCACTGATCAAGACGTGGTTTTTCCTACTCTTTCCGAGGACGAGGCGTTTAAGTTAATCGATACATGGACTCGAACATGGGTCGACATCAACGACTCGATTCTCCCGAGTCCGATCTCTGACGATCCGATCACTGCTGTTGATATCAACCGAATTACAGGTTCGACGCCTCTGTTCTCGGATACTCGTCCAGGATACAGTACAAGTCAACAGAGATTTTCGTATCTTCAGTCAAAGAGAACATTCCGCTATCAGCCCGGTCGCATTTCTGGGTTTACGTTTGGTGTTCGTGCATCATCCGATTCGGGTTCTGCATCAAACATTCTCGAGTGGGGAACGACAAACCCAACCGACCAGTACGTATTCCAGCTAAGAGGTGCAACACTCAACATAGTTCGGCGGTCGACAGTACCTCTTGAAACAGAGGTTGTCGAGGCCCTTGGTCTTGACCCAGTCAGAGGACAAGAACTCAAGCCGTCCGGGGATCCGAATGACATTAATCCACGGACAGGAAGCCCACGCGAGTACTTTACCGTTGAGATTCCTCGCGACCTTTGGAACGTCGATCCGCTTAACGGAAACGGACCGTCAAAATACCTTCTCACAACCGAGGAGGTCACGATGTACAAGATCGAGTTCTCATGGTACGGTGCCATCGGTGCAAACTTTTATGTGTACATTCCTGTAGGAAACGGTGAGGCTCGGTGGGTTCTCGTACATAGGTTGATCATCGAGAACAAGCTTGGTCAGGCATGTCTCGAGGACCCCAACTTTAGATTCCGGTACTCTCTGAATATTCGTGATACCGCAAGGCTTCGGTCGCCACAGTTCGTCTACAAGTACGGTGCATCGATGTACATTGACGGTGGTGATGAGGGTACGACGACGCTCCACTCATACTCGTCCGGTGAGAGATCGATCGCCGCTACCAGAGAAACTCCGATTCTCGGTGTGTATCCTAAGGAGTTAATTACAAACAAGGACGGCTTTGAACAGATAAACAAGAAGACTATCGTTCCTCGAAATCTTTCGGTCTCATCCAATGAGGCGGCAAGGATTCGCATTGGTCAGTGTAGTGCCTGTCCTGGTTTCGGTCATAACTACAACCTTGGTCTTAAGTCGGGAGAGATCGGCCGTCTCGCCAACTTTAAGTTTAACGACTCGTCACTCTCATCGGTTACAATCAATCCGGATATAATTGATCCGGCAGCCGAGGATTTGCTCCAGCTCTCCGACAATGGTGCAAAGATCATTGCCGATGGTATCTACTCGACGTATATTCGCGTCGATGAAGACTCATTTATTCTTGGTCCATCGAACGAAATCATTGGTTACACGTCGGCAAATCTTGAACGAATCGTTCAGGATTTCCATACGCGGGAATTGATCTCTGGGACTTCGTCCCCATCAAATCCTAGTTCGGGATTCGATTCGTCCGGTATCGTCTTTCTTTCGGACGGTACCTCAAGAAATCTCTTTGATTTTGCCGGAGCAGAAGGTGACACCTATCCCGATCAGATGCGGTTGACCAATTATGATGCGATCGCGGCGTCCGACATTCCGCTTACCGGCACTGAGATTGATCTTCAATTTCTTAATCCACAGCCGCGTGATTCCGGTGGCGCATTCGCCGAATTTGAAATTGGTATTACTGACAAGAAGCCAATCGACGACAACGGAGTTCTTAAGTTCGAGGTCGAGCCCGGTGTATTCTCCGAGGATCTGGGTGTCGAGGATGTACTGGTGGGTGAATACACTCCTTCGACCACAAGACGGACACGGGATGGGTTTGAGAGAGGTGAAAGAAATGTTGGTAGACACGAGGTTTTTGAGATTGATTTTCGAATTCCTCAACCACGGAAGGAGGACGAGACCGACAAATCGGGCAATTGCTCGCGCGCGACAATAAATGTTCAAAGCCGTGTTCAGCTCGAGGGTATTTTCACTCTTACAAACCCACAGTCCGGTGTTGCTGACGGTCCTGTATACCTATTTCTTGACGAAGGGTTTTCCTTTCCTGATGGTATACTCAGAGGCGGTGAGCTCGGCATTAACGGGTCGGGTTCTGACGTTTTCATTACGTCGGAGGAGACAAGATTTATTTCCGGTGGTGTCGTTCGGTCATTCGTTACTGTTACTGACTTCCCATCCGGGTTTGGTAATGATGATGCCGTAACAATCGAACTGACACCCATCCTATTGACCGCAAGAAAGATTAATACACTTAAGGTCTTTAACTTTAATCCGTATCCTCTTTATGCATTTATCCGTATGCGTGACAATTCTGCGATCAACTCAATTTCTATCGCAGAGAAGGTAGGTAACTCAAGAAACTCAGTAACGCCTAGGTGGATCGTGTCGACGAACGGCTCTATGGATATCGATGATTCTGGAGGTCGTGCCGTTCCCGATCTACCTCCTACTAATTTTGTTTCTCAGAATCGGCTTGACTCGGGACGAGTGGATAACCAGTGCGCTCAGAGATTGAGACCACTGACAGTAAAAGATTCATTTTATATTGGTGCAAATGAGACTAAGTTGTTCGACCTTGAGAATATATATAATTTTGACCGAGAGGTTATTGTTCCGGATCTCTTTAATATTGAAGCAACGTTTGTAATTGCGGAACCGACGGATGCAGCATCGGGCGATGTGCAAATGACACTCAATACCGCAGAGCAGCAGTAATGGCGTTTACGATACCAGTTCTTTTTGGTTATCGAGTTGATAACAATCTGTCTGATGTTATCAACAGAAACCTTGCGCTTCAGAATATTCTTCTGGACATCAATGATCTTGATGTCATTCGCGGTGTAGCGTCCGAAACCGGTGCGACTCGTTTTGACTTCCAGGCACTCGCTCGTCTCGAGGAGGAGGTGTACCGAACACTCGATCGCTTCCAGGGTGATACAAACGAGTATGAGGGAATCCTGAGGGATTCTGCCGGTGCCGATATTACGCTGAGAGGTAATCTAAACGTTCGCGGTGGCGTTGGTGGTTCGGCCGTAAGATTTCGTAAGGTCAATGATACCAATGACGGTATTACATTTCGCGATATCTCGACGTCCCGTGTGTCGTCGTGGTCGACCACCGCCGCGCCACCGGCTCCGACGGATCCTATTTTTTATGGCGGCGAGATCAGGGTTGCTCCTGGCGGCAAGTTATTTACGTCGGCGATTGCCTTTGGTAATACCGCAGAACCTCGACGATTCGACTCAGAAATTCCGACGCATCGAGTAAGAGTTACGGTCAACGGTCAGCAAGTCGACCTGTACGCGATGAAGAGTATTCCTCTCACGTTTCGTGGCTTCTTTCGTCGACTTGATGCAAGTGTCTCGTTCACAAACGTAAACGATCTTCGTGCGTCGTGGCGTGTCGTCAACGTCAACGACTCGGATGATATTCAGTCGTTCTCGAATCTGGGTCAGCTAACGTCTTCCACGCTGAACTACCGCAACGTTCGGTCGGCGGAGCGCGATCTTGAATTCTATTATCCTCCCGATAATATCACGTCGCTGTCACTTCCTAACATGACACTGAGTGAACTGCCAGAGGCGTCTCTTCCAAACCTGACGAGCCTAAATCTTTCATTTAACGATCTGAAAGAAATGCCCGATCTGGTTCCGTTCGCACCGAACCTTACATCTCTAAACCTTAGAAACAACCCTCTTTCCTTATCGGGGAACGATGACCTTAGGAATCTAAACAGTGCGGTCATGGCGCGGATTCCGACATCGGTTACATCGCTGAATTTGAGATCAACGTACTTTGGGTCGGTTCGAACCGTCGGCACTCCGGGCGAATCGCCGTCGGTCATTGAGGACAGGCTCCCGAATCTTGTGTCATTGACTCTGCGTGGAGGATTCGGGCGAGACAACTTCGATCCCGATGCTTTCCTTCCGACAGTACCCGAATCATGCCAGAATTATACGGCTCGTGCAGACTTTCGAAACATTCCGTCAACCGGACTCATTGATCGCTCGAATCTTGTGAATTTTGACATTTCATCCAATAGCTTTCTTACTGATTCTGGTTTTGAGACGGGGGGATTTCCTAATGCTGCGAATCTTAGAAGTGTCAATATCTCAGGCACAAGACTTGCAATCCCAACACTTCAAAACAAGACCAATCTTGAGACGATTAACGCAAGATCTACATCAAGCACTACTTTGTACCTAAATGACAATCAGGAGTCGACGTATAAACTTCTGAATTGTTCATCGCTTGAAAGAATCAGCATTGGTCGATCAAGCGTCGGCGGATTTATTCCTAAGTTCAAGGGGAATACGTCGTTCCAGAGATTTGACGCGTGGCCATCAAGCAACTTTACCGGGGGTCGACCGGATAACGGTGAACACGGTTTCTCGGACGGGACTACCTTTGTAATGTACAGGGATACCTTTGAAGATTGTCGTGACTCGATTCGTAGATTCGAGGTTCGCAGTTCGAATATTTTGTTTGAAACGGGATTCGAGGACGGTACGTTTGCGAACCTAAGTCGTCTCACGCGTCTGTACTGGCAGTCGTTCGGGCGAACGGGTGGTAATCGGAACGATATCTTTGTTCCCGACGTCTCGTCGTGTCCGTCTCTTGAAGAGCTGAACATGCCCGATAATAATTTCTCGGGACCGGTTCCGTCGTTTCTGACGAACGACAATATTCGGTATATTAATCTGTCGAGAAACAAACTTACGGGTGCAGTACCCGAGTACTCGAACCGCCTTAGACTTAATTATATTAACCTTAGAAACAATCAGCTCTCATCATTCCCGGGGTTTTCGTCCCTGCCGAATCTTGAGTTTTTGTATCTTCAAAACAACTCGACGATGAGTGGCCCAATTCCGGATCTTTCTGGGCCCGCGGCGAGACTTAGAAGAGTTTATCTGTTCAACAACTCGTTCAGTTCGTATACATCCGGATCGTTTGCCGGACTTACTCGAATCGATCGTATTTTTATCGCGAATAACGATCTCGGTGAGTCCGATCTTAATAATATTATTACAGATCTTCATTCACTGTTCCAAGACACGAACATTCGATCCGTTCAGGTTGATGTTAGAGGTCAGTCGGGTGCACCTAACTATAACCCAAGGCTCGAGGAGGACGGTGGCACACAGACCGAGGACACGATTCGAACATTCATCAATACGCTTCGAGCAGCCGGTTGGACAATCATAGGAGTTGACGGATAATGGCACAGCGTGGTCTCGAACTTAAGACAAACCTTGCCGAACCATTCGAGAAGAGACAGGCGCTCGAGAACCTTGCCGGAGCGGGTATCGACCAGGACATCAGTATCTTCGTCAATAACCTTAAGAACGTCTCAAAGCTCGATTGGGATCCCGAAGGTCTTGATGCCGGTATCATTGATTCGTCGACAGGAATTCCTAACTCAAGGTTTTTGTTTGGTAGACGTGTTCCTTTTACGTACACGACCGGAGACAGGGTTACCATCGAGGTTCGTGATTCCGAGGAGGGGGAGGTCATTGCGACGGATATCGGTGGATCCGATACAAATCAGACATACTTTGTCGTCGACTTTGAGTTTGGCCTTGGTAATCTGAGGAACCAACGGGCGTTTGGTATTTCATCCATTGAGGGCGGTCTCCCCGATGATATCTCGAATCTCGATGGAAAGTACATTACTTTCATTCGTGACGATGGTGTCAATCAGGATAATCTGTTAAGGATCGCGACACCCGATATTCTAAACTCGGCCGAGAACACCGGTGAGGTCGGAACGGAAAACTTCTTCTCGTATGATGTTGGCAGTGACTTTAACGAAGCCTTTGATACGATTGAGAACAACGTCGATTCGTCCAACTTTAAGAGAAGAGAAAAGTACTCGACCAATGCCTCGGTTACATCGAGCCGGCGGATCGAAGTAAAAGGAACCATTCAGATCACCGATCCGGCGAGTCAGCTACAGGACTCGAACGCGCTTGATGAGGATACCGCACCGGGTATCTTTATTACCGATCCGTTCTCACCTCTACAGGATATTACACGGACGCGCGCATTCTCGTCTGATTCGAATCCATGGGTGGTATCGGGGACAGAACTTCAGACGGATTCAAGTCAGATCAATATCGGTGACCTTAACTTTGCGTCTGAGTTTGATGTAGACGGTCTTACGATCGACTCCGAATCGGGATCACCGGCGGTAACCGACGACTTTTCGCACAAGCTTCCACTGGTAATTGATGGTGTCGAATACTCGGTCCTGCTTAAGCAGTAGAACCAAGTATCGAGAAAGAGTTACCGTTACCGTCCTTTACCGGAATACTAATGTTATAGGTATCCGACGTATCGGCAGTATTCACCGTGGCCGTTGACACCTTTAGCTTTACGAACTTAACCTCACCCGCGGGATCCGTCATTTCAATGTTTGGAGTTGCCGTCGGCGTCACAAGACCCTCCTCGGTAGAAATGAACGGGGCCGAGGTATCCACCGGAGGTGTACACAGATCGTCACCGGGGTTGATCGAACAGTACGTCTCAAGAGACTCGTCATTGACTCCGGAATCGTGATACACCAGCAGAAAATCCTCTGGCGATGACGGAGCCGATCCATCGAGATTTCGTGTCGTTGATACCTGTGATCCAGAATCAATTGAGTCGATTCTTGTCCACAGACTCGATGACGTGGTTCCATTCACAATAACGACATCGCCCTCGTCGAGATCCGCGGTCGAGTCGATGTTCGATATCGTCGACGATCCCGACGAATAGGAGACACTCTGGTCGAAGTATTTTAGACCCTGATGATCCCCAAAGTAAAATGTCTGTGATCCCGACTCGGTTGCGGTAATTTCATTTGAGATGAATACCGCTTCATTTCGAGCAATCGACTCGACGACCGTACCAGGAGGAACATCGTTTCCAAGAACGATATTGCCTACCTCGATTCCGTCGGTATTGCCCGTCGATAGGATCGATGAACCGGGTGAGAATGATAGTGATTTCTCGAACACCGCGTCGGAGTAGTTTCGGGGTGGCTCGTACGTCGAGACCAGGTTACCGAGTGTAATGACGTTTTGATAGCCAGAAAATCCATCGGTCGTACCGATCGATCCATCATTATTCAGAACGAGTCTTGTGCCTCCTGGAGGAATTCTATCGTTAAAGAATTCAAAAAAGTCACCGGACTCGACCGAACCGATCTCCGGATCGGTGTCGTAATTTTCTGAGTACAGGAATCTATAGTTAAGATTCCTGCTTGTGCCACCCGGAGGAACATTTACAAAGTTAATCTCGTTCACTTCGAGTTCTGTTGGATTATTCTCCTCCGAGAACGCCTCGACCCACATATACCGAAATCGTACGGGATACGCGACGTATGCGGTAAGGTTATCCGTATTGTATTCCATTCGACCGGATACACCGAACGGATGGTTATAATCAAGATCTACCGTGGTTGCACCGCCCTCATACTCGGCGGAAAACTCGACGATTCGATTCTCTCTGTCGATTCCAGTAACGGTCACCGGATTGTTCGGATCGTCGAAAGGAGCAACATTACCAGTAACGATATCGCCCTCAAGAATCTGGTTAATGACCTCCTCACCGAACTGCGTTGTATCGGATACCTGACCTCCGGCAACAGGACCAACGAGGCTCGTATCCGGAAACTCAGTCGCGATGGTCATTACCGGATGAACTTTTTTGGTAGTAAATGAATCGGTATCACCGACAACATTTGCGCCGTGAGAGTTAAATTCAAACGAAAAGAGACCCGTCGTGTTTACGATGAATCGCCATGAACCGGATCGATTGGGAACAAAGAATCCGTTCCATTCGATGGCACCATATAGCTCCGGAAGGGATTCGTGGATCGATCCGATGAATGAATACTGACCGTTCTCCCAGAATATCTGAGAGTTTGTCGGAGTACCGTCGGGTCCGGTGAATATGGTCGCGTCGACCGGATTGACGATGTCGTCGTATTGGTTCGCAAAGACATTTACGTCCTCCTGGCGATAATAACGAGTCGTGAGGCCGTCACCGCCAAAGAACTGAGGATCGCCGATCGTAAATCTTGCCTGGTCGAAACGATTCTGAAGTGTGATGATCGGACGGAATACGGCAAGAGGATCGGTTGGATCGGTACCCCTGAGCGCCGCATTGTCGATATTCCGCATATCACTGTTTGACAGTCCGGTCGCCGAGAGCCCGCGAATGACGTCTAGATCGGCAGAAATAAATCGATCGCCCTCGACCTGAATAAGACCCTCGAGGACGTTGTTGAGTGCCAGTTCGGGATTAGGAATATCGCCGAAGTTACGATCGCGCCGAAGTCCGCGCTTATTGAATGTTCTTGCCATACGATATATTCTTTATTGCAGATACGATAATATACTCTATGATCTATTTATAAATAACCGTATAACGAAACTTTTGCCTATTGCAAAATTATATCAAGTATAAATAATAGGGATCATTTAAGGAATACCGAATGGCCACGTACGCTAATCTATTTGTCGATCAGGGGTCTGATTTTCAGACCTCCGTCGAACTTGAAATCGCAACCAGTGATCCTCTGAATACTGATCAACTCGTATTTCATGGTCAGATCAGACGAACACCGGGTTCCGATTCTGCGTTTGATTTTGAGATAATGAAATCACAAACGGAGGACGGAGTTATTATCATTCGGTTACCGAGGCAAGTAACCGAGACGATGGGGGTTGGCCGATACGTGTATGATATTGTAGCAACGGATCCCGGCTTTGACAACAGGTTCAAGGTTCTTCAGGGAATCCTAGAGGTCGTACCACAGGTTACGAGAGTTTAGTGGGAATGTCCAGACGGATAAGAGCAAAAGTAAGAGATCGCGATAATCAGATTCGAGCAAAGTCTGCCGTCGTTGTCGCAAACCGATTCAAGGATTTTGATAACGTTGAGTTCGATCCGGATCCACCTCAGGACGGATCACTTCTTGTATATGAATCAAATACCGATAAATGGAAATCAACAATTAACCTTTTCAAGCAAAATATAGACGCCGGGGAATTTTAACAAATGGCAAATTCAATCATCAGAATCAAGCGGAGTGATGTTGCGGGCAATCCGTCAACGCTTGCATCAGGCGAGCTTGCCTACTCCGCGGCGGACGCAAATGCCGTTGCAGGCGGTGACCGTCTCTATATCGGTTTCGGTTCAGAGACCAACGGTAACGCGGCCAATCACTTTGTCGTCGGTGGTAAGTTCTTTACCGACATGCTCGACCACAACAAGGGTACGCTGACCGCCGACTCTGCCGTACTGGTCGATGCGAACAAAAAGATCAACGAGTTCTTTGTCGACGATCTTGGGTTCGACGGTAATGTAATCTCGACGACGACGGACAATACGAATCTCTTTATTACTCCCGATGGTACAGGTAAGACAGTCGTCTCGAACCTCTTTATCGATGACACGAATACCTCGATCGAGGACTTTGTTATTGCGACCGCCCAGGGTAATATCGAGGTCGAGGGTACGACGAATGAGATCGATGTCGCCGAGGCGATCGCTGGTGACGTTCAGACCTACACCGTCTCTCTGTCGGATATCTTTACTCCCAACACGTTCGGCTCATCGACCGAAGTTCCCGTTATTACAATCGACTCGAAGGGTCGTGTCACAACCGTAACGACGGAAACGATCTCAACGGAGATTGATATCGCCGGTGAGACCGGTTCAGAGTCCGTCTCTCTCCTTGATGATACGATTCGCTTCAACACCGGTGCCGAGGCAGGTATTTCGTTCGATGTCTCTCGGTCCGG